ACACCCTGCAGACTAATAGAGTTTCTACAATGAATACTCTAATTGATAGATTCAATAAGTATGGCCTATCAACTCTTGCTAATAAGATTAAAGAGCTTGCAATTGATGGAGCGACTGAGTCTACAATTACATTGCAACTGCAAGAGACTCCAGAATATCAGCAACGATTTTCTGCTAACGCGGCACGTATCAAGCAAGGACTCCAGGTTCTAAATCCTGCTGAGTACCTTAGCCTTGAAGATGGATATCGTCAGGTGTTACGCGCTTATGGTCTAAAGGCTTTTGATACTGATGCATATGTACAGCAATTTATTGCTAACGATGTATCTGCAGCAGAACTTTCTAACCGCGTAGTTACAGCAGTACAGCGTGTTCAGAATGCAGACCCTGCCGTACAGCAGCAGTTACGCGATTACTATGGCATTGGTCAGCAAGACCTTGTGGCATATGTACTTGACCCACAACAGCAGTTCCAGAAGATTGAACGTCAAGTTGCAGCATCTGAAATTGGTGTAGCAGCAGGACGTCAAGGACTTAAGCCTGGCGTTGCAGTTGCAGAACAACTTGCTGCACAAGGTGTTACACAAGCAGAAGCACAGAAGGGCTATGCAACTATTGCAGACATCCTTCCAACTGCTGAGAAGTTGTCTAGCATCTATGGCAAGACAATGGATACTTATGGTCAGTCAGAAGCTGAGCAAGAAGTATTTAATAGTCTAGCATCTGCACAGCGTAAGCGTGAAAAACTTACTGCACGCGAACTGGCATCCTTTAGTGGTGCTGCTGGTACAAACAAAACAAGTCTTACGACATCAAGCGTAGGGCAATTCTAGAATCCTGAACGGACCTATCGGCCCCGTCAGCGTAATAGACCGATAGTAGGAGCCAGCCAGTTTCCCCGAACTGAACTGTGGCCTGCGAACTAACAACGAATAGAAGGGTGGGTTGCTATGAGCAACAACTACTGGGACGAAGAAGACGATGACCTCGATACCGACAATGAGGCACAAATGGATGGCAGTGACTTACTTAAAAAGTTACGCAAAGCCAAGCGTGCTGATGAAAAGCGTATTAAGGAACTCACTGAGCAACTTGAGGGATTTTCCAAGGCGCAGCGTGAGTCAACCGTCAAGTCAGTCTTAGAAAAGAAGGGTGTAAACCAAAAGGCAGCACGTCTAATCCTTAAGGATTTAGATGGAGATTTCTCTGAGGAATCAGTTTCAAACTGGCTCAACGAGAACGGCGAACTATTTGGCTTAGAAGTAGCTGAGAAGCAAGATGAACAAAACCTTGCAACTCTACGTCAACAGGACGTTATGACTCAGAAAGCATTTACACCAGACAGAGCACAGGACTTAGAGCAGCGCATGGATAATGCAGGCTCTATGGAGGAACTCCTCTCCCTGATGCAGTCACAACAATAATATCCGTTCATAGTCAAGGAGACTAAAAAACATGGCAAACGCATATACAGATACCTCGAGCGGTTCGTTCGGCGGTACAGTAGGCGGCGCTGGTCTCGTACAAAAGGCATACGACCGCCTTCTCGAGTTCGCTCTCCGTTCAGAACCCCTAATTCGTTCTGTCGCAGATAAGCGCCCAGCAAAGCAAGCAATCCCAGGCTCAACAGTAGTTCTACAGAAGTACGTTGACCTAGATGCAAAGACATCAACACTAACAGAGACTGTTGACCCAGATGCAGTAGCATTGTCAACACCAACATCTGTTACAGTAACACTTAATGAGTACGGTAACGCAGTTCTAGTAACTCGCGCATTGGAACTCTTCTCACTTGCAGACGTAGACCCAGCAATTGCTAACATGATTGCATACAACTTGGCAGATTCAATCGACCAGGTTGCAATGACAACTCTACGCTCAGGTTCAAACAACATCTACGCAGGTAACGCAACAGCGACTGCTAACGTAGATGCAGCAGATACACTGGACTCAGCAGACATTCGTCGCGCTGTAGCAAAGTTGCGTTCTAACAAGGCCAAGGGCCGTCGCGGAAACGCATACTGGACAGGTATCCACCCACAGGTTTCACACGACCTTCGTGCAGAAACAGGCGACCTCGGATGGCGCTACCCTCAGGCACAGTCTGCTTCAGAAGCAAGCAAGATTTGGGCTGGAGAAATTGGTGAGTACGAAGGCGCATTCTTCGTAGAGTCACCACGTCTATACAATGCTAAGACTGGCGCAGACCAGACAGCACTAGCAACAACAGCAGTAACAGTTGCAGGAACATCAGCAGGATTTACATTCGGCGTTGCTTCATCATCTGTTATCGCAACTCGTGCAGAAGCAGGAGACAAGATTGCAGGAACAGGTATCGCTTCAGGTGCTAAGATTACTGCTATCTCAACATCAGGTTCAACAACAACAATCACTGTAGATACAGCAAATACTGCTGCAGTTACAGCAACAACAGTTGTTACAGTTACACCAGTAACTCGCGTATTCGATACAATCGTTTGCGGTTCACAGGCAATGGCAGAAGCCGTAGCTGAAGAGCCACACGTAGTTATCGGTAACGTAACTGATAAGTTGATGCGTTTCCGCCCAATGGGTTGGTACGGCGTACTTGGCTTCGCAGTGTACCGTGATGAGGCTCTATACCGCATCACATCAGGTTCATCAATCGCTGCTAACTAGTAGTTAATTGACTCTTGTGGAGAGGGGTAAAACTCTCTCCACTTGGGTGAGTCCACTAAAGGAGAAGCAATGACAGAATATATCTTCGAGACACCAACTGTCGATGAAGGATTTGAAGGAGTTCAGCGACTCTTTACATTCTACAAACTAACACGTGGAATCAGTATCATTAGAGTTAATGGACAGTACCGTCAGGTCCGCTATCCATATGATGGTGACTTAGATACCTATCAAGAAGTTTATCTTGGTGGCAGCAAGTATACTGTAGATGAGGCAACTCGAGAGAACTTAATCAACGGAGACGTTGGAGTGACAACGGATAACTTCACGGCAATATAGGGGACATATGGGACACGAACATGCAAGCAAAGTTCTTGAATGGGCATATAGGTTAGTCGATGGAGATATGATTCCATACGCCGCACTTTATGGGTGCGTCGGATGTGAAGCAACATCATCTGAACCGTTCCCTGACGAGAACAATATCTTTATAGACCACACCAAGTGCGGTCCTGATTGCTTTGGCTGTAAAGCCAGAGGACTTCAGATGAATACTGGCGATGCTAATAGTCAGAGAAATGCTCCACGTAAGCGTTTCGAAAGTGAACTATCTGCATATGCCAATGCGAAGGCACAAGGCATTCAGCCTGGTGGAACTTCGATGGAGAAGATTCGTGAGGCAGAACGTGCCTCCGAAGTATTGAATAAGCCGTACAACGCTGAATCAATGCCAGATGCAAAGCACGTAAACAAATCAACCGCAGCGGTAATGAAAGAGATAGGACAAGTATAATGTCAGCAAAAGGTGAGAAGTACAAGTCAATGGCAGCCATGAAGATGCACGAAAAGGGCGAAGGCAAGAAGGAACGTATGATGGAATACGGACCAAAGAAAGCCGCTAAGAAGGTTGCTAAGAAGTCTGTCGCCAAGAAGATGGTTATGAAAAAGATGGGCAAGAAGAAGTAATGCCAGTCCGTAAGCCAGGTAAGTGCCGTAAGTGTGGCAAGTCAGTTAAAGCGTGTAAGTGCTGATGGCCTCACCAAAGCCAAAAGCTTCTCCTAGCCCACAGGCTACCAAGAAGTCTCAAGTTGTTGTAACTACTGGACAGGGTTCAACAATCCGTATGGGTGACCTAGGAAAGAAATCTCCTACACCTACAGCGCCAGCAAGAATTGGCGTAATGAAAGATTATACACCAGCAGAGTATGATGCATTGCTAAAAAAGTGGCTGAAAGATAATAGGAACCGATGAAGAATAAAGTTCAGAAAGTTATGGGCGAGTTTAAGCGTGGGACTCTACATGCAGGGGTAAATCCTAAGGGTTCTAAGAAGGCGCCTATTGTTAAATCTCGTAAGCAAGCTATTGCAATTGCTCTGTCTGAGGCAGGCAAGTCAAAGCCAAAAAAGACTGTTAAGAAAGCGAAGAAAAAGTAATGGACCCAAGACTAAAGCGAGCAGGAGTATCAGGCTTTAACAAGCCTAAGCGTACACCAAATCACCCAAAGAAGTCACACGTTGTTGTGGCTAAAGAAGGAGACAAGGTCAAAACTATTCGCTTTGGTCAGCAGGGCGTGTCTGGTTCTCCAAAAAAAGCAGGAGAATCTGCAGCATATGCAGCACGACGCAAGTCGTTCAAGGCACGTCATGCATCCAATATTTCTAAAGGTAAAATGAGTGCAGCATACTGGGCAGATAAGGTGAAGTGGTAATGAGTACAACAACAAAACACTACCTTAAAAATGGTAAAGAGTACAAAGGTGCTGTTCATAAAATGAATGGACAAATTCACACTGGTGCAAAGCATACAGCATCTAGTAAGATTGTTACCCATAAGAAGCCTAAGAAGGTAAAATAATGCCAGCAAAAAAAGCAAAATCTAAAGTTAATGCTGCTGGTAACTATACTAAGCCTGGTATGCGTGCCTCATTGTTTAAGAAGATTAAAGCTGGCTCTAAGGGTGGAGACCCTGGTGAATGGTCAGCACGCAAAGCGCAATTGCTTGCTGTGGAATATAAAAAGGCAGGCGGAGGTTACAAGTAATGGCACTTGCTAAATCTCAAAAGTCCCTCAAGAAGTGGACTAAAGAAAAGTGGAAGACCTCAGATGGTACACCATCAAAGGGTAAGAAAAGATATTTGCCTGAGAAGGCATGGGCTGCATTAAGCCCAGCAGAAAAAGCTGCTACTAATAAGGCTAAAGCCTCTGGCAATGCCAAGGGTAAGCAGTTTGTGAAACAACCAAAGTCAATAGCAAAGAAGGCAGCGAGGTTTAGATAATGGCAGGTACAGCAGGCAGTACATTCGCTGACGAACTCAATCGTCTAGCCAATGGCGGAACCTATCCAGCACCTTCAGCATATAAGTCTGAGCAAGGTGCAGCAAATGCCTATGCGTCAACTAGCGGACTAGGTATTATTGCTGCATTAAACATTAAGGCTAGCGCTTCGCGCCAACCTAATGACTACAAGATGCTCAATGCAATCTGTAATGAACTAGCAGGAACCTCTGGATTATCAGCCGTCGACGCATTGAGGACTATCTAATGACAACACTAGGACAGATGATTGATGAAGTTCTCATCAACCTTTCAGGTTATACTTACCAACAGGACCGCTCTACCTATCTTAGAAGCGCAGTCAGTACACTAACTTCACCAAGTACTGCACCTACAATCCTATCTCTTGGTGACACAAGTAACGTTGGTAAAGGCGTGCTTGAAGTTGATGAAGAACTTATGTGGATTGACTCATTCGACCGTGTTGCAAATACAGCAACAGTTTCACCGTATGGACGAGGATATCTTGGAACTGTAGCAGCAACTCACGCTGCTGATGCTAAAGTTACCATCTCGCCTATCTTTCCTCGCTATGTAATTAAGAAGGCAATCAACGATACTATCCGAGCAATGGGTGCAAACTTATTGGCTATCAAACAAACAACCTTCTCCTTCAATGCAGCAGTCAATACATATGAGTTTGAAAATCTTAATATTGAGAATATCCTCACTATGTCATGGCAAGATACAGGCCCTTCTAAGGAATGGATTCGTATTAAGCGTTGGGACTTTGACCCACTAGCAGATGTTGACACATGGGGTTCAGGCTCACAGACTGTAACTATCTACGACTGGATTACACCAGGACGCACAGTTAAAGTGATGTATGCCACACCACCTACACCATTACAAAACAATACCGATGTCTTCACAACTACTACAGGGTATCCTGAGTCAGCAAGAGACATTGTGATTCTAGGTACATCATATAGACTATTGGCTTATCTTGACCCTGCACGTGCTGGTCAAATCAGCCCACAGGCGGACGAAACAGATGGCAAGCGCCCTTACGGTGCAAGCGCATCAGCAACAAAGCAACTCTTTGCTCTTTATTCACAACGTTTAAACGAAGAAGTAGCAACACAACAAAACGCCTACCCGCCACGAATTCATTATACTCGATAGGAATATAAATGACAACACGCAACTACTCCTCTCGCTCTCAGCAATCTACACTGACAGGTGCCGTAACATCTGGTGCTACATCAATGGTTGTTGTATCAGGAACCTCGCTCCTTGGTGGCGTGACCATCCCTGCGGGTACAACCTTTACAATCGTTATTGACCCAGATACAGCTCTTGAAGAAATTGTAGATGCCACGGCGGTATCAACTAATACCTTTACAATTACCCGTGCCATTGATGGTTCCTCAGCACAGGCACACTCTGCTGGTGCAGTAGTTCGCCACATGGCTATTGGTCGTGACTACCGCGAAGCAAATGCTCACGTAGAGGCTTCTACAGGGGTACACGGCATCTCAAATTCTTCTTCTGTAGTCGGAACTATCGACACACAGACATTGACTAATAAGACCCTCACAAGCCCTACAATCACTAATCCTACTATCTCGGGTACTAATGTAGATGCAAGTATTGTCTTTGAGGGTGCAACACCTGATGCCTTTGAAACTACCCTGACAGTAGTCGACCCTACACAGGATAATACAATTACAATGCCTAATACAACAGGCACAGTGGTACTTGCTACGGCAGTACAGACTCTTACAAACAAGACACTAGGCGGAAACCTTAACGCTGGTGGATATACTGTTACTAATCTTGCAACACCAGTAAATGCTAGTGATGCAGTACGCAAAGACTTTGCAGATGCTCAAGTAGCAGCAGCAGCTACTAGTGCTACATCGGCTGCTACTTCAGCTACCTCAGCGGCTGCTTCTGCAACAACTGCTGCTAACTCGGTTGCTACTATTGCAGGCTATGCAACTTCTTCTGCTAATTCTGCTACCGCTGCAGCAACATCTGCAACTAGTGCAGCAGCGTCAGCAACAGCGGCTGCAACGAGTGCTACGAGTGCAGCGGCAAGTGCAGTATCTGCAGCAACATCTTCTACTGCGGCTGCAACGAGTGCCACCTCAGCAGCAGCAAGCGCAACTTCAGCGGCTACAAGTGCAACCTCGGCTTCGGCTTCGGCTACAGCAGCAGCAACTAGTGCAACCAGTGCTGCAGCAAGTGCTACTGCTTCTGCTAATAGCGCAACGGCGTCTGCTACTTCAGCTACAGCATCTGCTACATCAGCGAGCGCAGCAGCAACTAGCGCATCGTCTGCTGCTACATCAGCATCATCTGCAGCAACTTCTGCAACATCAGCAGAGAATGCTTGGGACCAATTTGATGACCGCTATCTAGGACCAAAATCCACTGCACCAACTCTTGACAATGATGGAAATCCATTAACAAGTGGTGTAATTTATTGGAATACTACTGATGGCAATATGTATGCATACAATGGTTCAGGCTGGATAGTCTTTACTTCATCAGGCGATATAACAGCAGTTACTGCTGGAACAGGATTATCAGGCGGAGGAACATCAGGTGCTGTAACAGTATCTCTTGATACATCTAGTGTATATGTTGTGCCAGCACAGGCTACCCACTCAGGTAAGTACCTAACCACAAATGGTTCTTCTGCATCTTGGGGAACAGTTGCTACTTATTCTGCCCCGACATTAGGTTCAACATCTATTGCTTCTGGAGCCACAGTAACAACAATCGCTGGTCTAACTTTAACAGCACCAACATTAACTGGAACAGTCACTGCATCAGGTGATATAAATCTATCTGCGGCAAACGGACCAGGAAGTTTAATTGACGAACTAACGCTCATTTTAATGGGCGCCCTCTAAACGAAAGGTAGTAACTAATGGCTACAACAACTAAAGCGTTGTTCCGTGGAGCAGCAACAACTACAGTAGGAACAACTTTATATACCGTTCCTTCTGCTACAACTACAGTATTAACTAATATTGCAGTTACTAATACAGCAGCATCTGCAGGAACATTTACTGTGGCGTTAAATGGAACAGCGTTACATACAACTGCAGCAATTGCTGCTAACACAACTGTGTATATTGATTGCAAGCAAGTACTTGCTGCAACAAATACAATTACTGGCGGAGCATCTGCCACAACAATTAACTTTCATATCAGTGGAGTGGAGATAGCGTAATGGGTATTGCAACATTTCCTGCGCCTAGCGCAGCAAGCAAAACAATGTATCGCACAACACTAACATCTGGTACTTCTTACACAGTTCCTGCTGGTGTTACATACTTAAACGTAACTCTTATTGGCGGTGGTGGCGGTGGAACTAACTCTAATACTTCTTCTGTAACAGGAAGGTTTGGACTTCCAGGACAAGTTGTATCTTCTACTTTATCAGTGACTGCTGGAGCAAGCATTACTTATGCAATAGGTGCTGGTGGTGCTGGTGGCGCAGAAGGAGGTGCTGCTGGTGGAACTGGTGGCAATACAACTTTTACAGGAGCAACAACAGCAACAGGAGGAAATGGCGCTGCATATGGTTCTGCTTCTGGAGCAGGTTTGGCAGGCACTACAGCAAACAATGGCGGTGCTGCTAATAATTATTTTGCAGCAGGTGCTGGTGGAGCAGGTAAAATTGATATTGAATACTGGGCATAGGAGATAACAATGGAAAAATTATTTGCAGTTATTGAAAACAACAAGGTAGTCAACATTGTTGTTGGCGTAGAAGATGAAGTAGTTGCTGCTAATCCTGGCAAGTATATTGAATACACAAATGGTTGGGATTACAATAACGGTATTGACGGTGGACCATACTTCCCAATTCCAGTTGTAGAAGTTCCAACGGAATAAACCGCTAACAATCATAAGGGGACACAATGAGTAAAGTAAATAAAGGAACGCTAGCCTTGGGCTGGTGTGATAATGGCAATACTGATGGCAAGTTCACGGAAGGTGTCGTTAGCATAGCACTACAGTGCTCCAATAACGGCATCGAACTTACTCACAGTATGCGAGTACAAGGTAATCAAATTGGCAGACAACGCCAGGTTTTGTTTGATTACTGGGCTGACCAGATTAAAACTGACTGGCTTCTATGGATTGACTCAGATATTGTAGTCAACATGGAAGTAGTTGCCAAACTCTGGGATGTAGCTGACAAGGTTAATCGACCAGTCGTTAGCGGTACTTACTTCATCTCTAAGGAGAATGAAGGTACATTGGCTAAGCCATACCCCGCATTGTTCTTTGATGTAGATGAGCAGACTATCCAGCATGTACACCCGCTACCACATAACGAGGTTATCAAGGTAGATAGTGCAGGCTTTGGATTCGTGCTGATGCACAAGTCAATCATTCCAAAGATGCGTGAGAAGTTTCCAAACCAATCAATGTTTGCAGAACAAGAGAACATTGGTGACAAGTATGTAGGTGAAGACATTGTCTTCTTCCGTAAGATGCAAGAGGCGGGTATCCCGCTGCATGCACACACTGGTGCATTAGTAAAGCATATCAAGCGATTCTCGCTAGATGTTGGCTACTATGATATGTACTGGACATTAGATATGATTAAACAAAAGGCGCAAGAAAAACAACAACAAGGCTAAGGAGTCTACGTGGCTGGTCGTGATATTACCGAAGGTCGTGCAACGCGGGCAATTGCTGTTGACGTTGGTGTAGTTTCTACTACATCTATTTGGCAAAACACTGATGTAGCATATGATGTTGCACTAGGTGGTATGCCATTCATTTATGCAATTAGTGATGCACGTCCATACATCCGACAGACTGCACCATTCAAGAAGGAACAGTTTGATAATCAGACTGAACCTGGTGAGCAATCACTTACTGGATGGTGGATTCGCAGTCAACAATCTTTCCATGGCGGAGACGGCATAACTTTCTATGACCCAGCACAAACAACAACTAACTCACCTGACCACTATCGCTTTGCCGATAGCAAGGGTGTTAATGTTTGGAATCAGGGTGAAGTAACTCTTCTTAAGAACGTAACCTCTGGCCACGTAACAACTGGTCCTATTGCAAGTAATGGGGTAGTACAACAGCACCTACGCTCCATCAAGTGGAGCACATTTACTGGTGCTTTGCTTCATGATGAGTATGATGTTGATAAGATTAAGGTAACAGACCCAAGCAATCCAGTTCACTTTATTGATTATAATAGCGGTGCCGATTCACCAGTATATGCTATCTGCGACGATGGAACTTTTGCGTATTGGATTACTAACACTTCTACCAAGAAGACTGTATATAAAAAAGCATTAACACTAACCTCTGCTGATGCTGATACTAAGATGTTTGATGAAATTGGCACAATATCAAACGCTACTATGGAGTATGTAAAAGATAGAATTGTTATGTGTGCAGATAATAAGGTTTATGAATTTGCACCTTCTGCTACCGCTATGCCTACACCTGTATATACACAGTCTGCGACTACCCACGTATACACATCTATAACAGCGTCAGGTCCTGCTATCTATATTGCTGGATACAATGGTGCTCAATCAACTATTCAGAAGTTTACTCTTTCTACTGCTGGTGTAATGCCTACACTAACATCAGCAATTACTGCTGCAGAATTACCAACGGGTGAGATTGTGCATCGAATTTATTACTACCTTGGTTACATGATGATTGGAACCAACAAGGGTATTCGTGTCGCAACGGTCTCGGACCAAGATGGTTCAATTAGTTATGGTCCGCTCATCGTAGAGACAACTCAACCATGCTATGACTTTGCAGGTAATGACCACTATGTGTGGTGTGCTACTGGTGTTGATGGAGAACCTGGTCTAATTAGAATTGACCTAAGTACTCAAATCGAACCATTACGTTTTGCTTACGCAAACGATGTTTACTATAGCGGAGTATCTGGACATGTAACTACTGCTGTCTGCTTTGATGGAAATACCAGTGCAGCAACTGCAGATAGACTAATGTTTGCTACCGCATATGCATCATCTGCAAATGGAGCTATATATGTTGAAGATGCATCAACTCTTAATACAAATGGATACTTACGGACTGGTTATATCCGATATAATACGCTAGAGCCTAAGAACTTTAAGCGTCTCATCGCCCGTGGTAATTATACTTATGGTTCCATGACGCTAGAAACTGTAGATGCAGATGGAACTGAGTATGATGTTATTTCTTATGATTCTACTGTCCCGCCTGTTGAAGTAACTACATCCAATCCACAAGAAGCCCAAGAATATTTGGCTTATAAGTTTATTTTATACCGTGATGGAACTGATAGCACTAAGGGACCAGTAATGAAAGGCTATCAAGCAAAGTCAACTATCGCTACGCCAAGGCAGCGAGTAATGAGATTCCCCGTTTATTGCTATGACGTGGAGACAGATAGATATAATGTGCAGATAGGATACGAAGGCAGAGCCTTTGATAGAATTGCACAGTTAGAATCTATTGAAGAAAACGGTGACGTAATTACTTGGCAGGATTTAACTACAGGTGAATCACGTCAAGCTGTTATTGAACAAACATCATTTACTCGCCTCACACCCCCTGACCGTGGATTCACGGGCTATGGTGGTGTCATTGATATCACGATTAGGACTGTATAATGTCTTCTACCCAATGGCTAGGTCTAGCCGTCTCTGTATGTACACTAGTAGCTGCATTCGCCACATCAGTTCGTTGGCTAGTAAAGCACTACCTGTATGAACTCAAGCCTAACTCAGGCTCAAGCCTAAAAGACTCAGTCATTAGACTGGAAGAGAAGGTAGAAATACTTTATCAGATTATGATTCAAAGAGGGAAAGATGGAAACTAATGAAGCCTGTTGCCAAGAAAGCCACACCTGCCGCTATTGCTGTCCTTCGACAAGCCACCAAGATTTCACCCAAGCGTTTGAAAGCATCCGATGGACTTCTGCCGTCGAAAGCACATCTGGCACAGAACCCCAATTCAGACCATAATACAGGTCTTGCAGTAGATTTAACCCATGACCCTGCTCGTAACATTGACTGCCATGATATCTATGAGCAACTCAAGCGAGACAAGCGAGTTAAGTATCTAATCTTCAAGAGTCAGATATGGATTCCTGGTAGAGGCGACAAGCCATACACTGGTAGCAATCCACACAATAAGCATTTACATATATCAATCAAGGATAACTGTGGGAACGATGATTCCCCATGGTTCCCATGGTTAGACAAGCCAGTGTTCAAGACTGCTGACCAAGCCAGGTTAGCGGCATCAAGACTAAAGCCCCTACCAAAGAAGAAAGAGAACAAATGAAAGAACTAATCAAGAAGTTCCTCGGACCTAAAGAGGTTGCTGCTATCAAGTCCTATCTACGTGCCGTCCTTGCATCAGCCGTGACTATGGGTCTAGCCCTTGTCATGGACATGCAGCCTGAGCATGCTATCTTAATCGGTGCAGTGACAGCTCCACTGGCTAAGTGGGCAGACAAGACTGAGACTGAGTATGGACTAGGCTCCGAATAGTACCCATTTAAGGGCCCTAGCAGGCCAATAGACACAAGAAACCCCCCTTCCTAAGGTAATCACCCTAGGTTGGGGGGTCTTTTGTTGTTTTTATAGGTCTTCGTCGTCTGCTTCTAGGTCTTCGAGTTGGTCAGCAAAGGCCTTCAGGTCCTTCTTAAGTCGGTAATGTCTGTATCGGTCAATCAGTTCTAAGTACACATCACGTGCTGCTATTGCTAGCAATACTCCAAAGAAAACTTCTAACATAGTATCTCCTATAGTATAATATATATTATTATATATAATATATTGGGAGCCCTTAAAGGCTCCCTTATATAGTATATATATTTAATTATACACACAGAATCTGACCCTGTAAGTAAGCAAGGCAGGTTTGCTTATTGGCACTGATGTATTACTATGCTATGGTTATCCAATGATTCAACTTGGAGATTACGAATTACCTGAACACGTGAGTTACTCAGCGTTCAGTACCTATGTCGACTGTGGTTATCAGTACTACCTTGGTCGACTCATGCAAGTACCTGAGGCACCATCAGTCTGGTCAGTAGGCGGAAGCGCCTTCCATACAGCTACAGAATTGTGGGACTTAGAGAATGCTGAATAACGAATTATGGGACAAGGCTTGGGCTCTTGAGTCTGAGGGCAAGGACCTAACCAATGCTCGCGTTGGTGGTCGTGCAACCAAGGCTAACCCACAGAAAGAAGACGTAAACTTTTGGCAAGCAACTGGCCCTCAATGGGTGCAGGCTTACATTGATTGGCGTAAGGCTAACCCTGACTGGAAGTTGTGGAAGACACCACAAGGCGCACCAGCGATTGAGTTAGCCATGCTACCTGAATTTGCTGGCGTGCCAGTCAAGATGATTCTTGACAGGGTGTTTGAAGTCAATGGCGAACTTGTAATCGTCGACTTGAAAACCTCTCAGCAAACACCAACCAATACACTTCAACTGGGATTCTACAAGGTCGGTATGTTAAAGACCTTTGGTATCGATGTTAAGTGGGGGACTTATTGGATGGCACGTCAGCACGGTGTGTCACCTCTTGTTAGCCTCGAGCAGTACACAGAGGATAAACTTGAGTACCTTGTTGCAGGATTTGACAAGGCTCGCAAAGCTGGAATATTTTTACCGAACACAAACAACTGCCAATATAAATGTGGATTGACAGCACACTGTCAGTTCTCAACAAAGATAGGATAACAAATGGAAGACTGGAAACTACAAGTTAGTTACAAGACACCTGCTGGGGATATGATTAATATCCGTGCTAATACTGCTGATGAACTCAGCGTGTTGCTAGAAGGCATTGGTGATTACTCAACACAAGTTGCAGCAGTGCAACGATTGGTTGTTGGTGCGTACAATGCAGCCCCTTTGGGGACCACGCCTTCAACTCCAAACACTACGCAATCCACATACTCCGCTCCAACCCAGGGGCAGGGTCCGTTACTTACACCTCCACCAAGCGCGGTCACACCATCAGGGACAGCGAGCCCGACGTGCATCCACGGAGCGAGAATCTTCCGACAGGGAGTGAGCAAAGCGAGTGGGAAGCCTTACGCTTTCTGGGCATGCCCAACCCCACAGGGGACTCCAGACCAGTGCAAGCCAGTAAACTAAAGAGAAGTTAATGAAGGAACGCAGCTACAGACGTACACCACAGAAGTGGCTGCGTTCTTTCTACAAAGAAGGGAATGATAAAGGATGCGCACACTTGTCCGCTCAGTTGGTCGTTCCAGTATTGGTGGAGAACCGCTCCCTAGTTGCTTTAAGGCATTCGAAAGTAACAAGATTATCATTAGGCGCTCTGAGGTTTCGATGTTCGCAGCAGCGCCTGGAGTCGGAAAGTCCACACTAGCACTGGCACTTGCACTTAAGATGAAGGTGCCAACACTTTACATCTCGGCAGATACCAACGCACACACAATGGCTATGCGTTTAGCCTCAATGATTTCAGGTAAGTCTCAGACTGACGTTGAATCATTGATGAATACAGACCATGGTTGGACTAAGGCAACACTTGCTAAAGGTTCACACATTGTTTGGTCATTCGAATCAGCACCAACACTTCAAGATATTGATGAAGAAGTGCAAGCATTCGAAGAACTATGGGGTTGTCCCCCAACTTTAATTGTAGTAGATAACTTGATGGACGTAGCCACCGATGGTGGTGAGGAGTTCGCTTCAATGCGTGCCATCATGAAGGAGTTGAAGTATCTTGCGAGAGCGACTAACGCTGCTGTGGTTGTGTTACACCATACTTCGGAGGCTGTCCAAGGTAGCCCGTGTCAACCCAGGTCCGCTATTCAGGGTAAGGTTGCTCAACTTCCTGCTCTTATATGTACCCTCGGCGTTGTTGGTACTTCTATGGGTGTTGCACCTGTTAAGAATCGATACGGTAGAGCTGATGCAGGGGGAGGACTCATGACATGGGTTGCCTTCAATCCTGAGTACATGTTCATTGATGATATACCAGAGAATGTTTAAGGAGAATAATGCTAATGGAAAAGACACTAAAGATTATGAAGCAAGAAGCATATGTCGAAGGTTGGCAAGATGCAGTAGCTGCACTAACTAAAGAGTACGAAGATAGACTTCGTCTAGTAATCGAAAAGTTTGAACTACCAAAGGAATACGAAGTAGATGACGACACGCAAGAGTCACAAGGCTAGAGGTGCGACGTACGAAACAGACATCCGAGACTGGTTTCGAGCAAATGGATACGATAGTGAACGACTTGCTCGAACAGGTGCACGAGATGAAGGCGACGTTGTTGTCCGCAAAGACTTCCTTGGAAGCATTGGCGTTATCGAATGCAAAGCACCAGGTGCAGGCAATGCCATTGACCTTAGTGGTTGGACAAAAGAAGCACAGGTTGAAGCAACGCATTATGCGGAAGCAAGGGGGCTCGACCGTTCCGCGGTCCTCCCAGCATTACTTATCAAGGCTAGAGGAAAATCTATAGCTGATTCGTATTTAGTACTAAGATTAGGAGATGTTTTCGGTGAATGATTTGCCTAGTATCAAGGCTGTGTTAGAGCACTATGGTGCTGTGATACGTCGTGACCATGGGCAAGCAAACCTTAAGTGTCCCTTTCATGGTGACTCACACCAATCAGGTACAGCTAACTTAGATGACAACCTATTCGTATGCTTCGCATGTGGTGTACAAGGAAACAGTTTACAAATCATAGCACAACAAGAAGGATGTGACATACGTGGCGCAGCAAAATTCGCAGAAGGAACTCTTGGGCATAGCGTCCAAGCGGTATCAGGAAAGCATCTATCAGGCAGAAGGCTACCTTCGAAGCAGGGGTATAACTCTGGAGGTAGCACGGTTGGCACGATTAGGCGTAGTCGAGGAGCCTGAACCTGGACATGAACAATACACAGGCAGGCTTAGTATACCTTACATAACTAAGTCTGGTGTTGTTGACATACGCTTTCGTTCTCTAAACCCTGCGGTTGAACCGAAGTACATGGGCATGGTTGGTGCAGATACAAAGATGTATAACGTGCTAGACATTGAACGTGCAGGTGATTGGATTGGAGTATGCGAAGGTGAACTCGATACACTTACTATGTCTCGTTGTGTTGGCATACCTTGTGTTGGAGTACCAGGTGCAAATTCTTGGAAGAAACACTACACACGATTGCTTGCTGACTTCGAACGCATCTTTGTTTTTGCAGACGGTGACGGCCCAGGCAGGGAGTTCGCAAATAGTCTTGCTCGAGAGTTGCCAGTTACCATTGTGGGATTCGGCGACGGAGAAGATGTTAATTCGGCATATACCAAATACGGCGCATCATTTATTAAAGAGAAGATGGGATTAACGAATGAAGAATGAGATTAATCCTTGTCCAGAATGTGGACAGCAATTTGATAATGTGTTTGAAGCAACAGACCATCTCCTCGAAGAGGATGATGAGTTCGACCCAGCATTGGTGCTACCTAATGGCTATCGCCTTATGATTGGTTCGCTACTGCGTTGTATGTATAGATATGCCGAACAGCCAGAACAGATACGAAGCATCACTCAGGATACGTATATGACTTTGTTTACAGCAGAGACACAGCCTGATGTAATACTTGATGTGATTGAAGATATGATTGTTGGCTCTAGCATGGTAGGAATTGATGACGAACTTAAACAGCTACTCGAAGATGGAGAGTGAAGAGATATGGCAGATTATCCAATACGTATCAGGACTGGGATTGAAGATACAATCCTACCACAAAGACGGCAATCAGTTAAAGATAACCTTAACGATTCCAATATTAAACGGGAACTTCACCTCGAAACATACCTAAGTAATACAGTCAAAGAACTATCTGACTTGTTGCTTAGCAAGCATAAGGACTATGGTCCTAAGAATATTTCGCAAGCCCCTGGTGGGCCTGTCAACGGCTTGCGTGTACGGATGCATGACAAATTGGCACGCATCAGTAATCTAGTCGATAGTGGTGCTGACCCTCAGCATGAATCATTGGAAGATTCATTCAAAGATATGGCTAACTATGCAATCATTGGATTGCTAGTACTACGAGGACAATGGGATAACTAATGAAGTTGCTTGACCTATTCTGCTGTGCAGGTGGAGCCTCTAAGGGCTACGCCTTAGCAGGCTTTGAGGTAACTGGACTTGATGTAAAGCATGGTAAGCGGTATCCATTCACTTACTTGCGCAGAGACTTCAATACTGTTACACTTGCTGAGCTGCAAGACTATGATGCAATCCATGCATCACCTCCTTGCCAGACTCACAGCATAACAAAGCATCTGCGTGAAGCGCAGGGTGGGACAACATCTAAGTTAGACTTGCTTGAACCAGTACGACAACTACTGATTGAATCAGGTAAGCCGTATGTGATTGAGAATGTTAAGGGTGCACCTCTTATCAATCCGATTCAGTTATGCGGTTCATCTTTTGGGTTGAAGGTGCGAAGGCACAGATTGTTTGAAAGCAATATCAAACTTGAAGGTAGCAAGTGTAAGCACAAAGAACAGGGCAAGCCTGTCGGTGTGTACGGTGCAATGAATGACAACCCGCAAGGGTTAGACAAAGCAACTGGTAAGTATGTTTATGGTGGCTCGACTGCTAAGACTATTGAAGAAGCACGAGAAGCGATGGGCATTGACTGGATGATTTGGGGCGAACTAGTAGAGGCTATACCTCCAGCGTACACAGAGTACATTGGGAAACAACTGATGAAGGAGTTAAACCAATGACAAGTAAGTCATCATTCGACTTAGACTTTGGGTACGGGCGTAAGGGTGAACAACTAGTAGATGAGTTGCTAACTGGCGGTCGTACTGTAGAAGTAAAGCGTGACCGAAAGTGGGCTAAGACTAATAACTTATACATTGAGACTGAATGTTTCTTCAAGAAGATTGAGGACTGGGCGCCATCAGGTCTAGGTGTAACCGAAGCTGCATACTGGGCGTTTGTATTGGAAGAGAGTACATTGATTGTACCTACTGATGCATTAAGATATGCAGTCAAAGAGTTTGGTAGAGAGATTACGTGTAACATTCCACCTAATCTAAGCAAAGGTTTCTTGATTACTGTAGATGATTTAATGTCCGCAACCCGACTATACAAGAAAGCAATGGCAAATGAACTGGCAACAGATTGAACCTTGGGAGTATGTGATTGTTGCTGTAGCCTCTGAGTACCACCGCAAGTTTGACATGGTGGAGTTAGAGGATATCAAGCAGAGTCTATACGAGTGGTTTGCTAAGCACCCTAATAAGGTTGATGAATGGGAAAAGATAGGTACTAAGGATGCAAAGAACCTAATCTATCGGAGCTTACGTAATCATGCGTTGGATTATTGCCAGAAATGGAAGGCAAAGAGTGTCGGATACGACGTGTCAGATTTATATTACTATGAGTCAGATGTTGTAGAAGCACTGCTCCCTGCTGTGTTGCGTAATGAATATGGTGTTACTCATAAGTTAAACTTGGGTAGACCAGGGCGACCAAGCGCCCCATCAGAAGGTGGAAACTTATCTGTCATGATGATGGAGATAGACTCCGCATACTGGAAGTTAAGTAAAGAGGATAGAAAAATACTCTTCTTCCGATATGCAGAGTCTATGGACTACAAAGAGATAAGCAATTACTTATCACTAGGTAGTGATGACGCAGCTCGCATGAGAGGTAACAGAGCCATCAAGCGACTGGTCAATAAGTTGGGTGGCTTTAAGCCGTACTACGATACTGATATTACGGAGACCACGGAAACAGAGCCATCAGAAGACTCGTCATACCAAGAATTAGGTACACCACAAGAGTCAGAACAATAAAGAACGTTACTGATACGAGTAAGAGAGCGCGTAGCGTATCGATACTACGCCCTCTACTCGGCATCAGGGTCAAACTCTTTATCGAAGTCAATCTCTGAATCAATCATCTCTTGCACCATACCCTCTAAGTCCAACTCTGCTGGGTCAACATGCAATGCTTCCCCATTCACATTGTAGAACTCTTCAATCTCTTTCATGCTAGCAAACTGCAGCTCCTCAGACTGTACATCACAGGCTGTGCAACCACCGCTCTCGCATACTTCACATACCATTTGCTATCCTCCCGTACTATAGAATCCACTGCCATTGAACTTGACAGGCGGTGCACTATACACCCTAACCATTGGCTCATTACAACTATCACAGTAAGGTATGATTTCTTCTTCAGTCATACCTCTACTGATTGTGATAGTGCTTGAGTCAATTCCACATTTGTATTCATAACTAGCCACGTTGCCATTCGCTCCCGTCTGTTGTGTATGTACCACTGCAACTTCTGCATGTGTAGGTATTGTTAGCCCAAGTATAGTTAGGCCTACATGGGTGGCCCGCTAACATCTCCCATGCATTAATCGTAAGTAGTTGAGGTGAGCGTAAAATCATACTGGCTGGTGTCATAATTATTACTGCCGACTGAATCCAACTACCAACATTAGGGAAGATTACAGAGTGTTCTGTAACTCCATTGTTAGTTTGAGACCTGTATGCTATCTCATTAACAGGTGGCATTGGTCTTGTTGGCACACCAAACATGTGCTGTGCAGATACACGAACACCTCGTGCACGCTGGAATAGTGGTGAATCAAAGTCTAACAACCCACGCATTTCCATTTCACGCTCACGTTTTTTTACTACTTGATGCAAGAACTCAGCCATCTGTTACCTCCTCGCTTGGGCTGGGAGCTGTTGCTAGTGTACCACATACAACGCACTCCATTGTTTCTGTAAAATACATTCCAATCTCACCATCATCATCAAACATAACCTTGACTAACCACAACTGCGAGCCACAAGGACATACTGTGGTTGGCTCACCACGAATGTCCATGGACTCTGAATAGTCATGACTAATACTATCTATGTGTTCACTCATTAGTAGTTACCATTCCTTTTCCAATGTGACCATGCATCGCATGGTGTGCCGTACCTGTAGTAAATGTAGTCCAACCCACGCTCTATCTGTCGTGGTGCTGGTGTATCAGGGTCAAGTCCCAACAGTTGTGGAATCCCACCCGCGTGCTTCCCCATTACACGGATAGGATTAAAGGCGTCAGGATTCCATGCGGATTCCTTACCCCACAATCTGTTGAGACAAGACCACTGATTATCTTGCCACTCGCTGAGTTTATCTCTAGCGTATGCCTTGCTATCTGCAACACTCCAAGTAACGCGCACGCCTTTGTCTGTTGTGTCCGTGGCTGTCTTTGAGTTGTCGGTTACTAGCAAAGCTGCTATAACAAGCAGCAAGAATGTTATTGATTTCATTGAATGGTTGCCCTTACTCTGTGTGCGAAGTTAATCATTTGCCTGCGATTATTCCATGTTAATGAAACATCTGCAAGTATGAGACGCTCACCTGGTAAAGTGCCACCCCAAATTCCATTATCTAAGTTCTCTCTTTTCATGCCCTCATCAAAGCATTCAGCCTTACTAGGGCAGGCATTACAGATACTAAGCGCAGTCTGTACATTAGCGATGCGCTGTCTGTACTCTGGGCTATTCTCATTGACATAGCCACTCGCACCATCACTATCAATTGACTCGCTGAACCATAGGTCAGGGTTCTCATGACCTGTACATAGACCTTGCATTGTATCCCCTATCTCTCTAGTGCTTCCTCTAGCATCTCGTCAAACTCTTCCTCAATAACTTCATCGTCCTCGAAGTCAGGGTCATTGAGTGGTGGTTCATAACTCATGTTTGTATTCCTTTCCTACTTCATACTCACCACAGATAGCCTCGACCGCCATGTCTAGGTCTCTGCGTATGCGTACCTTGTCGTCGTCAGTTAGATGAGCGATTAACTCATCAGTTAATTCAGCTTTCCATAGTGTACTCATAGTGTATCCTCTCTGTAAAGTTTAAGGTGAGCAGTTTAGTGTCGTACTCAGGACAGGTGGCGAAGTTGTTACGCTTCGAACACCACATCTACGAACCCGTCTAGGCGTTCGTGCTTAGTGACAAGACCCTTCTTGCCAGTAAGATGCTTGTATGTGCCGTCGCCTAGCGAGACCCATAATGACTTAGGCTTAAAGCGGTTCTGCACTTCTTTAGCCTTGACGATAGTGCCCTTAGGCGTGTGACCTGATGAAGTTGCGGACTCAATGTTCGCCTCTAATTCATCAGCGATGATACGGATTTCCTCAACTAAGTTGAAGAGATTTGTGGTTGTGGACATTTGTTACCTCTCGTGTTGGTGTTACTCTGTATACACTTTGCATACAGAATTCTAGTATGGGAACAAGTCGTAGTCTTTACGGCTTGTCCATTTGCTTGTGCTTGGAGTGTAGCACATACAACTATGCACTACATCTGAGCAGTCGAAACATAGCGTACATGTTGGGCAGTAGTACGGGTTCTCATTGAGGTCTACTATCTCCATGCAGTACGGACATAACTCGTTGAGTGCCTCGTCGTAAATCGAAAGCGAAGCCTCATACTCATCTAGTAGTTTATTGTAGACATCTTCTTGGTGTGTGGTAGTAACCAGCGGTGCTGGTTTGGCGTAGGTTGTACGCTTGTGACTCTGATTAGACCACCAAATACCTTCGTTATCCCATGTGCCTAGGTTCTCATTGACTAGGTACATAGGGTACTTGGCAGTCGGACTGGTCGTGAGTACTGCAATCTTGCTACCACTAGCCCACTTAGAAATCATGAGCCAGATAGTATCATCATCTAGTGCAGCTACACCACCTAGTTTAGGTAGGGTGTCCTCTGCAAATACGCGTGTGTCTGAGCGTCTATCACCATGCGGGATAGCAACATCTAACACACCATTGTGTGCTAGGTATGTACCTTCATCATCACCGACTTGGAAGGGGTGACAATTCTGCTCGTTCTTGACACCATGTGTGGCGTATCGTGCGTGCCACATGGCATAGCCGTCAGGATACTGCGCTCGCAGCTCCATGAAACGCTTGATAGATTTCTTAGCAGACATACTGCGCTCGGAAATAATCCTATCGCCAGCATGAATAGCGAAGCCGAAGCCATGCGGGTTAGCGCATGCACCAGCGTGCAAATCTGATTTACTTGGTGTGGAGTTAGGCTCACACACTACGAGTATGCACATAGTATCCTCTCTATGCTTCTTGTAGTTGTCGGTTGGTAATACTTACGCTTGCAATCTTAGGTAAGCGTGAGTATAGGTCAGGGTACAGTCCGTTGTTATCTCTGACATAATCAGCGAACCAATCCCATGTGAGTGCGCCTAGTTTAACATCATCAAGGCGTAACTCTCTCGTGTATTCGACTACTGCTTGTGTTAGGTCAAGCGCGGATAACACCCCGCTAGGGTTCATAGTACCCCTAAAGAAGCGCAGCTCCAGCGTATCCCTATTCTGTGTATTGACTGCGGAGTATCTCTCCGTAGAGTTGCGTTGTGGATTTCCTACCTTGTGCTTGAAGGACATGACTGGCTTGTCATACTCATCAAACTTATACACATCATTGAAGCGTGCGAAGTCGGTCTTACGACCCGCAAACTTCATCATCATCTCACTATTGTGATAGATGAAAGCGATAAAGCGGTGCATGTGTGCGCCACTACTGAACCCTGCACGACTGACATGTATGTGCAATCCGCAAGTGTTGGTATCCCACGACCTAGCCTTGTGGCTAGTGCGTAGTGTATCTATGGTATTCCATAGTAATGCAGAGTTATCTCTGTACTCTGTGTGCGTGTGAGGTTGAGTGACTAACTCGAACCCTGAGTATCCGTCTCGACCTATACTAGCGTCAGATTTAAGGATAGCGATAGGCAATAGTGCATTACTGGCAAACCTTGCAGCTTCCTGTAAGTCGTCACTACTACCTCTAATTTCCATCTCTAACTCGAAGCCCATGTACACACCCTTGCGAGAGTGACCCTTGAACTCTAAGTTAGGCTTGCATGAGTAATTGTGGATAAATCCACGACACCCGCAAGGTTGGCGTGCGCTTCCGCTTATGCCGTCACACTCGCAGTCGTTGCCGTTCATGCGGTACTCGTCGCAGTCGTCACAGTAGTAACACTCTGACTCGTAGCATGACTCGCAGTAAGTGCTTTCCTCTACATAGTAGTTAGACCAGTAATCAGGATAGGACTCGCTGCAACTTTCGCAGTAGAAAGTGTTATTCTCATAACATGGGGTGCACCAAATGTCACGACCGACTCTGTGTGTGTCGTCTGTGTGTGTAACATCTGAGCAGTTATCGCAACGAGTAGCACAATCTGAGCAATAGATACTATCGTCATTAGTTAGTGCGTCATCATTGGGCATTAGCGTAGAGCATGACTCGCAATAGAGTGTGCAATCGGCACACACTATGTCGCCGTCAGGCATTGTGCGCTGGTCGTCAGCATCAAGCACAGTATGACAAAAGCTGCACTCAATGTCTTGTTCATCAGACATAGGCTTACCTATCTCTATACACTAACGGGCTTTCCGTTGGTGTGGTTATCTATAATAGCATTAGCAATCTTAGAGCGCAATTCCTCAGTCTCTATCACTAGAGCCTTGAAATCGTTGCGCTTGTGTGTGTCCTGTGCTTGGCGTAGTGCCATGCGTATTACCTCAACCTCACGCGGAGTGAGGTCTAGTAGTAGATTATCGGACATGACTACCTATAATCTCTCGGACTGTGTGCGAGATTTCCTCGTTGGCATGGCGGTTTGCCATAGCCTTGCGAAATGCGTCCAGCATTACTGGATTGAGTTTGTTATCGTGCGTCATAGTAGCCCTCGTATCTGCGCAGTCTGCGCTCTAATACATAGACCCTGCGAAACGCAAGTATCAGTACCAAATTAACGGACAGTAAAGCAATCATGACTGCGAATAAATCGCTGGCAGAAAGCTGCATGTCAGTCTCCAATCTAGTCGGTTCATGCGGTATTGCATGAGTGCCACGCTGGGTCATGAACCCTCGTAGCCTATCGCTAGGCGTGGCTAAGTCTTAATTGTCGTCTAGGTGTATCGAACCCATTTCGCGCATAAGTTTCTGCATGCGCTCTTGCAATTCAATAGCCTTGTGGTCTTGCGGTCTTACGGCATGCGCTTGCTTGTGCTTGCGCTTGGCTTGTGGCTTGTGTGGCTTACCCTTGCGAGCGCGTGGCTTGCGAGGTTTGGCGGGCATGGCGGGAATTGTGAAAGTCTCGCCATTAGGTTTGGTCACTATGACCTCACTAACGCCATGCTTGGATTGAACCCAAGCGCGTGTAACGCGTGGCTTGTGTGGTGTCGTGGTAATTGAACCCATGATTTATCTCCATTTCTAGTCGGTTTGGTATTGCGTGGATAGGCGCGAGTTTCCCCACGCCTACCCGCGAACCCTTGTTGAACCCTACATAGGCTCAACTCGGTTTCGATTTATTTCAATTTATCGACTAGCGAAACTAATGCCTCTCGTTCGTCATTCTCGCGGAAATCGGGTATCCTCAATCCGAGAGAAATTGCAGACTAATAAAGTCTTAATTTCTAGGGTACGACTGCCTTTCACGATTTAGTGAAACTAGGTACTAATCGGATACCCGACTTTCCACTAACTAAATCGGTGACGCTTGTTCACCCTTACAAAGAGAAATTTACACGAGAGGTAGCTGCAACTCAAATCAAAATGAGCGTGTCGGGAAAAAAAGTTTTGTGATACCCGTCACATTTATCCTGAGAATTTCCTGAGATTTCCCACTTTCCCGCGTGTCGGTTTGACTTATGCAGCTCGTGATGGTACGCGCCTAGAAATTAGGGCAATTCGGACATGGCACGCACCTACCATGAACCGACTCAAAACACCATGATTTCCCCCTGTGATACTCGTCACACTTTCCAGCTCGGTTTGCACAATAAAGAGGTATAGAAATCAACCCGCTATTCCTGAGAGTTTGCTGAGAGATTACTGAGAGAGCCTAGTCCTAGTGTGAGTTGGGTCACACCTAGTAATGCTGAGAGTTTCCTGAGAAATAATTGTGTGCCCCCTGAGAGTTTCCTTAGTGCTGGGGGATAGTCGGTAAATAGGTAAATCACTTAATCGCTAAGCAGACTTATAGATTTATCGACAATTCACATAACCCTAACCCTATACTAGAGACTTAGACAGTTTGACCCCAGATTGTTTAATTTGGGTGCTGGGGTCGGATATAGTATCCCACAAAAAATTTCTGTTATATTATATCAGTAGCCCCCCTATATATAGCCCTGACCAGGGCTTTTAAAATATATTCACTTTGGTTGTTCGGTTTTGCGATTTGAACAGGTTATCTTATATGTATAGAAATACATATACGGAGTCGCTCCGTTTAAGACTCCGCGACTCCTATATATTATATAATATATTATATATATGGGGAAGTTCTGCCGTTAATCGGCTAGCGTTAAATGACTGTAAATGATGGGGACAACTGATGGGTAGAAAACCTGGGATTCAGAATATCCCTAAGCGCGAGGCGCAAGAAAAGGCCCTGCAGCAACTGAGTCAGGGTAGCACGATTACCCAGGCTATGGCCTCTGTAGGCCGCTCAGATGTAGCCTTCCGCCAGTGGTGTGCAACAGATGTTGAGTTCAAAGCCCGTGCCGAGGCTGCTCGCCTCGAGGGTAAAGGCATCAAGACTGACCTAAAAGAACTGGGCGATATATCCTTTCCCGACTTCTCTGAGCAGTTCCTGGACACTAAGCTTTTCGAGCATCATCTTGACTGGGTAGATTTGATTGAGGGCCGCGAGCCCCGCTGGTTGGATTCAGCCATGACCTACGAGCCAGGGGCTGCCAACCGTGTCCTAATTAACGTGCCACCTGAGCACGCCAAGTCCACAGTCATTACGACTAACTACGTCGTTTACAAGATTGTGACTAACCCCAACGCCCGAGTCATCATTGTTTCTAAGACTCAGGGTATGGCCCGCAAGTTCCTTGGGGCAATTAAAACTAGACTTTCCCACCCAGCCTACACCAAGTTACAAGTGGCCTTCGGCCCCAACGGTGGATACAAGGCGGATTCAACACAATGGTCTGCCGACATGATTTACTTAGGTACAGGCCGCGACTCTGGCGAGAAGGACCCTACGGTCCAAGCCCTAGGTATGGGCTCTCAGATTTACGGTGCACGTGCTGACCTAATTATAATCGACGATGCTGTCATGGGCTCCAACGCTCACGAGTGGGAAAAGCAGCTCGAGTGGATTCAAAAAGAAGTTATTACACGTCTTGGACGACATGGTAAATTAATTATCGTTGGCACTCGAGTTGCACCAATTGACCTGTATAAAATGCTGCGCGACCCTCAACAGTGGTCTGGTGGCAAATCACCCTTTACTTACTTTGCAATGCCTGCCGTACTTCAGTTTGACGAGAAGCCTGATAACTGGAAGACGCTGTGGCCTAAAACCACAATGCAGGAGAACGAGATTGATGAGCCTGACGAAAATGGACTTTATCCGAAATGGGATGGACCCTCGCTCTTTACGCGCCGCTCTGAGGTTGCACCATCTGTTTGGGCTATGGTCTACCAGCAAGAAGACGTACAGTCCGATTCTATATTCTCGCCAACAGCAGTTGCAGGATGTGTCAACGGTATGCGAAAGCGCGGACCGCTTAAACCAGGTACTCCAGGGCACCCGCGCAGCGGAAACTCTACATACACCGTAATTGGTTTTGACCCTGCCGTATCTGGGCGTTCTGCGTTCGTAGCTGTATCTTACAACCGCGATGATGGTAGAATCTATGTACTTGACTGCGTCAACATGTCAGACCCTACTCCTCAAAAGGAGAACGCTCTGATTCGTGAGTGGGTCGAACGTTATCACCCGCAAGAGTTTCGTGTTGAAATTAACGCACACCAGAAGTACTACGCTATGGATACTGACCTGCGTAACTATCTGGCTACTTATGGTTGTCAGTTAAACTCACACTTTACTGGTAAAAACAAATGGGACACATCCTTTGGTGTAGCATCTATGTCTAGCCTTTTTGGTACTATGCATGATGGTCGATACCAAGACAATGGTCTAATCGAACTGCCAAGTAACGAGGGCTCTGAGGGACTTAAGTCTCTTGTACAGCAACTGATTACTTGGAAGCCAGATACCAAAAATCCCACTGACTGCGTTATGGCTCTATGGTTTGCTATCATTCGCATACGCGAATTGATGCAACAGTCTTCACAGGTCGGTCAGTATCAAACAAACCGCTGGGCAACCAGAGCACAAAAACAACAACGCATGTCACTTAATCTTGACGAGGCTTTTGCTGAGCAATGGGTTGACACTTACGGTTAGGAATAATCATGGCAGGAAGTATAGGAAATATCGGCGGACCAACACCATCTACTCGCCGCCAGGGTGGCATCATGGGCATTGGTGGACAAAATGTTAATCCAACTTATAAAAATCAAGGTCCATCAATTGCTTCAAGAATTAAAAAATTATTTGAAGATAAGCCAAAGTACACATCTGAGGAAATTGTAGAAAATAAAAAACTGCAAGCACAAATTGATGCTGCTTCTAAAAAGAAGAACAAATAATTTTTTGACACTACGTTAGGATACCAATGGCAAAGTCAGCAGACGCAGCAAAACTAGAAGCAGAAAAGAGAGCAGCAAAAAATAAAGCCTTAGCACTTTCCGCTAAAGGTAAATTACAAACTCCAACAGCAGAAGCGGCACGCCGTGCTCCAAACAAAGAAACGGTAAGAATTCGTACTAACCCTGGCATTTCAGGTAAGGGGGGTTCAATGGTTGGCGGACTATATAGGCCTATGGGCGGCGGCGGAATAAACCAATACAACAAATAATTTTTTTAATACTACGTTAGGATACCAATGGCATTATCAATGGAACAAGTTGCGGCAAGAGTTGAAAACCTTCGCTTCCGCAACGCAGAACGCGATGGTCGCAACCTCGACGTTCTTGCTGTCCGTAAGGGCAACATTGCATCTGTCTATCCTGATTTTTTCCCAGACGGAGTAGATGCTAATGTAGTTGCAAACTTTATTGACATTGTCGCACGCGACTTGTCAGAAGTTATGGCACCACTGCCTGCAGTCAACTGTTCTGCTGCCAACTCTGTTTCAGATAGAGCACGTCAGTTTGCTGACAAGCGCACACGTATTGCATCTAACTACTTCTCGCACTCTGACCTTTCAGTAGCGATGTACCAAGGTGCTGACTGGTACCTAACCTACGGTTTCCTCCCATTCTTTATTGAGTTGGATGAGGAAGCAAAGATGCCACGCATCCGCCTAGAAAACCCACTGGGTGCTTACCCAGAATTCGACCGCTACGGACGCTGCATTGCCTTTGCAAAACGATACATGACTTCTTTAGCAGAGCTGGTCTCGTTGTTCCCTGAGTACGAATACTCCTTGCTAGGTGGCCACGGCTACCGCCAGGATTTAAATACTCAGATTGAAATGATTCGCTACTTTGACAAAGACCAATCAATTATCTACATTCCTACAAAGGATAACCTAGTACTATCACGTGCTAAGAATCCATTAGGCAAGATGATGGTTGTAGTGGCACGCAAGCCGTCTATTGATGATGAACTACGTGGACAGTTTGATGATATCTTAGGTATCCAATTGCTTCGTAATCGCTTTGCGTTACTTGCAATGGAAGCTGCAGAGAAGTCAGTACAGTCTCCTATTGTACTTCCACAAGATGTACAGGAACTACAACTAGGTGGAGATGCTGTTATTCGTACAGCAAACCCAGCAGGTGTTCGTCGTGTAGAACTTAATATTCCAGCAGGCGCATTTACCGAGCAAACACTTCTTAATCAAGAGTTACGTGTTGGTGCTCGTTATCCTGAGTCACGTACTGGTAATGTTAACGCATCTGTTGTTACTGGACAAGGTGTACAAGCTCTTATGGGAGCCTTTGATACACAGGTTAAGTCAGCACAAGCAATCTTTGCATCGGCTCTACGCGATGTAATTAGCATTTGTTTTGAAGTAGATGAATTAATTTTCCCACAAGAAAAGACAATTCGTGGAGTTGACTCAGGCTCGCCTTACGAAATTACATATAATCCACGCAAGGATATCAAGGGTGATTACTCAGCCGATGTTCGTTATGGAATGCTTGCAGGTCTTAACCCTGCACAGGGACTTATCTTTATGCTACAGGCACTTGGTGGTGGGCTCATCTCCAAGGACATGGCAATGCGTGAACTTCCATTTACAGTTAACGTAACTCAAGAACTAGAAAAGATTGAAATCGAGAATATGCGTCAGTCATTACTCGGTTCCATTACTGCACTCTCTCAAGCGATACCACAGATGGCAATGCAAGGCCAGGACGCTTCTGAAGTAGTGCGTCAGATTGCTGCTGTCATCAAGGCACGCCAAAAGGGACAGGCACTAGAAGACGTCATTGAAGAAGTCTTTAGCCCGCAGCAGCAACCAGTTCCTCCTGCTGGGGAACCACAAGCGGTTGAGCAACCGTCCCCTGTTCCCGCTGGCACTCCAGCAGGAGGCGCTACTCCTCAGATTGAAGCAGCACCACCTGACATTATGAGTTTGCTATCAGGTATTACTGGTGGAGGAACACCAACAGCAAGCGTTCGTTCAACACGACGTTTATAAAATAGGAGGGGACAATGACAACAATTGTTGGTGTGCAACTAGAACACGGCTGTGTCATTGTCAGCGATAGTAGAATCGCAGCAGGCGGTAAAGTTTATACACATTCTGATATGGTAAAGGCAGTTGAACGTGGAAGTTACATTATTTCTGGTGCTGGTGACTATCGTGCTCTACAAGTGGTACTCCACGGGTGGACGCCTCCACTAGTTACAGTTAAAGCAAAAGCAAACTTATATGAATTTATGATTAATAAAGTCGTACCAAGTCTCAAAGCCTCGCTAACTGAAGCTGGTGTAGATTTAGTAAAGTCATCAAATGATTCAGATGACAAGTTTGAACTTAATCTTTTAATTGCAATTAATGGAACAATCTTTGAGATTGATTCTGATTTTGCAGTTGGCATGAATAACACAGGTTTTTATGGCATTGGCTCTGGCGGAGATTTCGCTGTAGGAGCATTACATGCTGGCGCAGGTACATTAGATGCAATGCGAATTGCAGCATTAAACAATAACGAGACGGCTCCGCCGTTTCATATTCTTGAACAAGAAACTAAGTAGGAGGAACAATGGCTGTAGAAAATCGTGGTGGCGCCAATGGCGGTCCACAGTATAATCCTGCTAATGTTTCTGGTACTGGTGGAGCAGGTCAATCAGGTCGCGCAGCATCTGGTTATGCCTATGGCATGAATAAGCAAATTAACGAGCAAGCATCAGCAGCTCCTATGGCTAAGGCTATGACAGTTGCAGCAGCACGTCCTATGAATGTTGCTCCAGAACAACCTGCAGTTACTCCTCTCACTGCTCCAACAATGAATCCTGATGAGCCAGTAATGGCTGGTATTAACATGGGCGCTGGTCCTGGTTCTGAAGCTCTTATGCTTCCTAGCAATAATGATAATGCTGCTCAGTTTAATAAGAGCATTGAGTCATATTATCCAGTTTTAAGTTTTGTAGCATCTCGTGAAAATACATCCCCTGAAACAAGGCGTGCACTAGCAATCTTGATGATTGGGGTATAATGAGTATCTGGAACCGTATCGGTGACCTTGCGAAAGGAACCAGAGACTGGGGCCTTGATGTTGCCCTTTCACTTCCAGTTATCTCAGTTCCTAAGTTTGCCTGGGATATTGCAACTGCTCCTTGGAATGATAGAGAAGAATACAATGGTGTTCTTAGCACATTCAAGCAAGCATCTATTGACCTAGGTAAGAATACTCTTCGCCCTATTGGTGGAGTTCTTGCTGCAGTTGAAGTTACCAACCGTAACTTACTACGCGAACCTTTATCTGCTGTTACTCTTTTTGCGCAGAACAAAGGCAATGAGTCTATTTCTGAGTCTTGGAAAAAAGCGTGGGAAGCACGTAATGAAATTTCTTTTGGTCAGGCATTAACATCTCAGTTTGGCCAGGCTTTATCTTTCCTGCCAGACGACCTGACTCCAACATTTATGGATTCAGATTTTGACATCTATGATGATAAACAACGTGAGGCTGCATTTAATGACAGTCTTATGGGCAAGGGAATCTCTGGTACCATCGATACAATTACGCAGTTTGCTGCAGATGTATCTATCGTAGGTGGAAAGTTTGTTGCAACTGCACGTGCTGCAGATTCAGCCAAGGATGCAATTGTTGCTTTGCGCGAAGTACGCTCTGGTATTCCAACAACAAACCCTCTTGCTAAAAAATATGATTTGCTAGCTGATGATTTTGCAAAGAACGATATTGCATGGGCACAAAATCACCCTTGGGTTAAGGGCTCTAATAACCAGGCTACAGTATCATACCTTCTTGGAACTACTGCAACTAAAGAAGAAGCAATCAATACTATGCTTGCAGTTATGGGTGACAAAAGTGGTGTAGATATTCTTGATACACTAAATCGTCCAGACATTGCTGCACCTTTGCGTATTGCAAATGGCGAATTATCAATGAGTGATTACAAGGTACTTCTTAACGAAGAAGCAAAACTTGTCACAGATACAACTGATGATATGCTGCAATTTGCACTACGCTCACCAGAAGAAATTCAGGCTGACCGTGATTTTATCTCAGCATGGGCTAAGCATGACCGTTATGTAGACACATTGCTAGGAATTGCAGAAGAACCAGCAATGGTTGAAGGCGTTTCTAAGATTGGTCAAGCTACTGGTAAGTTTTTGGCTACTGCTCGTAGCGTTCCGTATCACTCGAATGCAGTCGCTGATGCAAAAGTTACAATGTATCAGCCAACTCCATTCCATAAGTTGTACTACAAGGTAACTTGGGGACAACGTGAGCGTCCAAGTGGCGTCATTAACCTTAATGAAGGTGACTCTATCCGTGAAGTGACAGCCGTCACAGACCGATTGATTCAGTTATCTAAGGTTATGCCAAAGAATCCTGCTGCTTTTATCACAAAAGCACAAGAAGGAACCTTTACAAACGTAGACGCTATTTCATATGTAGAACGATATGCTGCTGCTAGCACTCCAGAAGCACGCGCTCGTGTAATTAATGAGTTAGAGCAGACTGGTTATAGAATTATTGCTGCAAAGCACGGGCTTACTGCACAAGATGCAGAAGACCTTTTTAATTATCACACACAATTGCGTGCTGGTAAACTACGTGAATCCAAAGAAGAAGGATTTATGTGGGACCATGAACTTAATCAAATGATTAAGGTGCCATTGTTTGAATCTCAGACAGCAAACTTCTTGCCTATTGCAGATTTTGATACAATTGATGCAGTGATTAAGCAAAACAATAGTGCATTGCGTGCCGTTGCTGGTAGCGTACATGATAAGATTGCGCTAACCTCTGACCTTTGGAAGGCTGCAGTTCTTCTGCGCCTTGGATATCCTATCCGTAACGCAGTTGACTCACAGTTACGCATCTGGGCTACAGTTGGAGCCATGGCATCTCTTCGCCATGCAGGTGAAGGTCTAAGAGACCTAGTTGACAATACACGTGCAATGAAGAAGCGCATGGTTGATAACTATAATGCTCCAGGTGCAACAGATTACAAGAAGGTTAAGGGTGAACTTCAGTTAACTGGTGCTGAAATTGCACGACTTACTAAAGAAGTAGAAGCACTTGACGCACGTCTTATATTAGAGCCAGATAATGCAGATGTAATCGGTGAATTGGTTGTTAAGCGCAAGGCGCTAGAAACAGCAAATGCCGTTTATGATTCCAACAATGCAACGCTGACAAAACTTGAGCAAGCAAAGGTAGCATCTCGCAAGAAGCGTATTGGCGAGAAAGATATTGACCTTGCATCTACAGTAGATGGCGTTGATGGCAAAAAGTATACAGTTTATGGTGCATTTGGTGGACCTAATGGTGGATTGTTCCGTGAGTTAAACTCATCACAACAGACATTCTACTCATTGATGGAAGATTACTCTACAATCTATGGTGCTAATGTAGCAAGCAAGGGTCGTGGAGCAGTTCGTCCTGGTGATGTTAACTATTACCAAGAGTGGACAAATGCTATCAATGAAACATTTGCTAATGCTGTTGTACCTCGTGGTCTTATGGCTGGTAAGTCAGTTGATGAAGTAGCCAAAGAATTAGCCGAGAACAAAGAACTACGAGCACGTCTTGGCATTGCCCGTGCAGACTCTTTGGAGTATGTAGTTACAGCGCAGAAGTTCCTCGACAACTATATCCCTGATGGATATGGCATTCGCGAGAAGATTATGTCAGCACTTCCTGGCGAAGAGGCTGGTAAGGTTACAGAAGACTTCCTTCGTAACGCAGTACGTGACCCTAATGCGCTACCTATTGTGCATGGTCACCTGCTAGAAGCAAACATGAATCTAAAGCCACGTGCTATTTCACGTCAGATTACAAGTTCTCTATTCAAGTACCTAGCACAGATACCTGAAGATAATTGGGCGCGTCACCCACTATTTATTGACTTATATGAAAAGTCACTACAGAAGCGTCTTGAAACAGCAGAGTTTCTAAAGGGTGGAACATTCTCTCGTGAAGAGTTTGCTGACCTACAATATAAGTTAACTGCTGGCGCTAGAGCTGATGCTCTTAAAGGTGTCAAGGATGTACTCTATAACGTAGAGCGTCGCTCCAATGCAGCGCATATGCTACGCTTTGTATCACCATTCTTCTCTGCACAAGAGAATGCAGTAAAGACATGGTTCGGCATTGCAATGGATAAGCCTCAGATTCTTAACCGTGCTAACATTGTATGGAATGCACCTAACCGTGCAGGATTAATTACAGATGAAAATGGCGACCCAGTCGGCACAGATAATCCATTGAGTCCTAACGATACAATGTGGCTACCAGTTCCTAAGGGACTAAAGAAACTTCCAATCATTGGTGAGGGATTATCCTCACTTGACCAGATTGGTATTAGCAAGCGAAGCCTAGATGTTATCTTCCAAGGTAACCCATTCGGTGTATCTGTTGGACCGTTTGCTGCTATTCCAGTAGCCAACATTCTGAAGTTAAAGCCAGAATTAGCTGAGGTTGTATCCTTTGCATTCCCATATGGACCTGACGCATCACTAAATCAGTTCCTACCTACATGGATGCGTAACGGAATCAAGGCTGTACAAGGCCTCAACAACGATGATTATGCTAAGACATACCAACTTATCTGGTTAACTGAGCAGCAGAAGGCACAAGAAGCAGGTACTCCATACCTAACTGATAGTCAAATCAAGAAGAAGACTGACGCATTCTATAAGATGCGTGTAGCAGCTAACCTTATCTTGCCATTCGCACCACAGTTTGAAAGCCCATATCGTTTCTATATGGACAAGTGGCGTGAGTACAGCCGTACATATGGCTTGGGTGCAGATGCTAAGTTCCTTGCAGATTATCCAGAATACTTTGAATTTGCTACATCTTTGTCTAAGAACCCTACAGGTTCACAGGCTACAATGGATGATGTGCAGAACGCAAAGCGTTACACCGACTTAATCGCAGATGTATCAGGCGACAACATGAAGTTAGTTGGACTTATTACTCAGGGCTCTAATGCTGCTAAGTATAATCCAACAGCATACTGGTGGCAATCAGAGACATCTATCTCTCCAGGTACGCCTGAGAAGTTCCGCGGTAAGCAAGACCCTAAAGAAGCACAGCAACAGAATGCATCTCGTGAGGGTTGGGCTAAGTATCGCCGTGCTATGGCTATCATTGATGCACATCTTGAAAAGCGCGGACTAACATCCTTGACTCAGAATGGTGCAGAAGACTTACTTGCTGCAAAGCAGTCAGTTATCCAGTCACTAGCATCTGATATTGACCCAGTAAGTGGACAGCCTACAGGTGTTGCTAGTGCATGGTACCAGGACTACAAGGATATTGACGGTACTAAGACAACTAAGACAGTTGCTGGATTTAAGAAGATTCTATCTAACGATAAGTTCATGGCAGATAATGGTGATGACCCAACATGGAAGTCACTTGCATTATACATGAAGGTACGTGATAGTATTGCAACCACACTACGTGGACGTCCGTCTAAGAATATTGATGCTAAGGAGAACGCTGACATACGTATTGTTCTTGATTATTATGTGAATCAACTCAAGGCTGGCGACTTAGAATTCGCTAACATCTATGACAGATTCTTATCACAAGATATAATCTACGACAAATATCTAGGTTCAGGACTATAATATGGCAACTACTGAAGAACTATTAGCCCGTAAGAAGTGGCTTTCTAACAAGATTGCCTCTATTGCTAAGGTGGACATTACAGCAACTACTGCTGCAAAGCGTCTTGCTTCATTGAAGGAATCAGAGAAGTATCGTAAAGAACTATCAGACATCAATAGTCAGTTATCAGGCAAGCCAAAGACTCCTCCCAAGAAGACTAATGCTGCACCACTAGACACTGGTATTAAGATTGCAGAGAATGCGCCTGCTGGTATTACTCAGGATGTAGCCGCTGACTTGGCAGTAGCAGGATTTGCAGTAGCAGATAGTGCTATCTGGCAGCAAGGCGGAATCGGAAGCACAGCACTTGTATATCTGGGTGAAACCAATAAGCCTGGTGGATTAGTGATGAAGGGTGGGAAGCCTGTATCTACAGTTATCCCTACGCTTAAGCCAACTAACACAATGATTAATGACTTCTGGAATGACTCTGCTCTACAGAAGAAGATTATCGGAGCATACGCTGCTAAGGGCAAGACTATTGGTCAGGTCGAAGCATTCGGTATCTGGTCTCAACTAGTCAATACTGCAGCAACTATCTACCAAGGTGGACGTGGTGCTAAGGTTACTCCATTGCAGTTGCTAACTGATACACTAAAGAGCGTCAAGGGTGATGAGGCAACTCTACCAACCCGTGCTATCTCTAAGATTGACAAGGGTATCTTTAATGAGTTTATGGATAAGTTGGCATTGAGCGAAATCGGTATGGCCTTAACTCAAGATGTTAAGAACAAGTACTATGATGAATTTAATAAACTCAATACTGGAACTTTAACTGAGTACAAGAAGGTTAAGAACCCAAAGACAGGCAAACTGGAAAATGTTCAAACCACAACACCTGGTCTAACTGAAGCTGATATGACTGCACGTGCAAAGGCTAAGTTAAAGAAAGAAAACCCTCAGCAGTACGAACTCAATATGGGATTAAACTTCGTAAATGACTTCAAGAGTATCATGGCAGGTGGCATCTAATGGCAGGCGCATTTGATAAAGACACATTAAACCCAGCTACACCTACAGATGTGTCTACTGCTTTAAAGCCAGTAGATGCATTCCAGGGTACTGACCTTCAAGATGAAATTGCAATGATTCTTGCGCTAAAGGATACAGACAGCAAACTTCAAGAAGCATGGCAGGCATACCTCAACAACAACGTAGCACTATTCCGTGCTAAAGTTCTTGAGAGTGATTTCTATAGAAATAACAATGCTATTGCTCGTCAGCGTAAGACTGCAGCCAAGGCTCAACCTGGTGCCTATGCTAAAGAGTTAGACGCATATAAGATAACAGCAAAGAAGCGTCTTATTGCTGCTGGCATTCAATGGACTCCTGGTGTCGAAAAGCAAGTTACATTTGCTTATGAGAATGGTATGTCTGAAGACCAGGTTGATTCTATTATCATTAAGTCTGGAGAAGTAAAGGGTATTGGTGGTTCAACACTAGGCTCTATCTCTGAACTTCAAAGTTATGCTCGCGCATATGGTGTAGACAAGTTGCTTAATAAGACATGGTGGGATACCAAGTCACAGCAAATCTTTACTGGCGATACAACTATTGATGACATTCAACAGAGCATCAAGGAACTATCAGCTAGTGCATACCCAGCATACGCTGATGGTATTATGAAGAATATATCTCTTGCAGCTCAAGCATCAAACGTTACACAAACCGTTGCCGCTCTCCTAGAGATTGACCCTGATACATTGTCATTTGATGACCCTCGTGTACAAAAGATTGTTAACTATGTCAATCCTGCAACTGGCAAGCCAGAGAAGATGCCACAATGGATGGTAAATAAAACTGTTAAGTCTATGGAAGGCTGGGCAGAAACAGACAATGGACGTCAGGCTATTGATGACCTATCACTTAAGGTACTACGAGATTGGGGACTAGCATAATGGCTACTGAGATAGATACATCTAGCGCAGTTGATGTAATAACTCGTTTAAATGAATTATCAACTAAGTCAAGAATCGGAACCGCTGGCATCGGACCTGACATTGGAAAAGAATTTAAAGGTGGATTAACTGCTGCAGAAAATGAAGAATTTGATAGACTTGCAAAAATCATTGAACCTTTATTGAAGCAACAAAAAGTTTATGGGATTAAGAATCCTGATGGAACAACAACTTATAGTTTCACTAATCCCAAGGCAGAAGCAGAACTGCAGTATACTCAGCAATATGGAATGAATAAGGAACTTCTACCAGCGGGGACTTCACCTTATGCTAGAGGAAAAGTATTAAACTGGGACCAAAAGCAAAAAGCAATGCAATATATAGAAGGATTGCGTTCTAAGTACGATTCTCTTTCATATGCAGAAAAACAAAAATTTGATGCAGTTCAAAGAAATCTTTATGCTTCAATATTAGTCAATGAAGATAATCCTAATCCAGCAGGCGAAAAAGCAATAGATATCTTTGATAATAGTATAACTTCTTTACAGGGTTCTATGCTTAAGCAACCAGGAGCAACTGGTGCAATGGATACAACTGAAGATAATACAACTGTAACCACTTCAAATCTTGTAACAGATACAAATAAAATTCTTCCTCCTGGAGTAACAGTCACAAGTACATATATTGACCCTAAGACTGGTGACACCGTTGGAGTATTAAGCAACGGAACAACTAAGGTTTTATCTGCTGGAAACACCCTGCAGACTAATAGAGTTTCTACAATGAATACTCTAATTGATAGATTCAATAAGTATGGCCTATCAACTCTTGCTAATAAGATTAAAGAGCTTGCAATTGATGGAGCGACTGAGTCTACAATTACATTGCAACTGCAAGAGACTCCAGAATATCAGCAACGATTTTCTGCTAACGCGGCACGTATCAAGCAAGGACTCCAGGTTCTAAATCCTGCTGAGTACCTTAGCCTTGAAGATGGATATCGTCAGGTGTTACGCGCTTATGGTCTAAAGGCTTTTGATACTGATGCATATGTACAGCAATTTATTGCTAACGATGTATCTGCAGCAGAACTTTCTAACCGCGTAGTTACAGCAGTACAGCGTGTTCAGAATGCAGACCCTGCCGTACAGCAGCAGTTACGCGATTACTATGGCATTGGTCAGCAAGACCTTGTGGCATATGTACTTGACCCACAACAGCAGTTCCAGAAGATTGAACGTCAAGTTGCAGCATCTGAAATTGGTGTAGCAGCAGGACGTCAAGGACTTAAGCCTGGCGTTGCAGTTGCAGAACAACTTGCTGCACAAGGTGTTACACAAGCAGAAGCACAGAAGGGCTATGCAACTATTGCAGACATCCTTCCAACTGCTGAGAAGTTGTCTAGCATCTATGGCAAGACAATGGATACTTATGGTCAGTCAGAAGCTGAGCAAGAAGTATTTAATAGTCTAGCATCTGCACAGCGTAAGCGTGAAAAACTTACTGCACGCGAACTGGCATCCTTTAGTGGTGCTGCTGGTACAAACAAAACAAGTCTTACGACATCAAGCGTAGGGCAATTCTAGAATCCTGAACGGACCTATCGGCCCCGTCAGCGTAATAGACCGATAGTAGGAGCCAGCCAGTTTCCCCGAACTGAACTGTGGCCTGCGAACTAACAACGAATAGAAGGGTGGGTTGCTATGAGCAACAACTACTGGGACGAAGAAGACGATGACCTCGATACCGACAATGAGGCACAAATGGATGGCAGTGACTTACTTAAAAAGTTACGCAAAGCCAAGCGTGCTGATGAAAAGCGTATTAAGGAACTCACTGAGCAACTTGAGGGATTTTCCAAGGCGCAGCGTGAGTCAACCGTCAAGTCAGTCTTAGAAAAGAAGGGTGTAAACCAAAAGGCAGCACGTCTAATCCTTAAGGATTTAGATGGAGATTTCTCTGAGGAATCAGTTTCAAACTGGCTCAACGAGAACGGCGAACTATTTGGCTTAGAAGTAGCTGAGAAGCAAGATGAACAAAACCTTGCAACTCTACGTCAACAGGACGTTATGACTCAGAAAGCATTTACACCAGACAGAGCACAGGACTTAGAGCAGCGCATGGATAATGCAGGCTCTATGGAGGAACTCCTCTCCCTGATGCAGTCACAACAATAATATCCGTTCATAGTCAAGGAGACTAAAAAACATGGCAAACGCATATACAGATACCTCGAGCGGTTCGTTCGGCGGTACAGTAGGCGGCGCTGGTCTCGTACAAAAGGCATACGACCGCCTTCTCGAGTTCGCTCTCCGTTCAGAACCCCTAATTCGTTCTGTCGCAGATAAGCGCCCAGCAAAGCAAGCAATCCCAGGCTCAACAGTAGTTCTACAGAAGTACGTTGACCTAGATGCAAAGACATCAACACTAACAGAGACTGTTGACCCAGATGCAGTAGCATTGTCAACACCAACATCTGTTACAGTAACACTTAATGAGTACGGTAACGCAGTTCTAGTAACTCGCGCATTGGAACTCTTCTCACTTGCAGACGTAGACCCAGCAATTGCTAACATGATTGCATACAACTTGGCAGATTCAATCGACCAGGTTGCAATGACAACTCTACGCTCAGGTTCAAACAACATCTACGCAGGTAACGCAACAGCGACTGCTAACGTAGATGCAGCAGATACACTGGACTCAGCAGACATTCGTCGCGCTGTAGCAAAGTTGCGTTCTAACAAGGCCAAGGGCCGTCGCGGAAACGCATACTGGACAGGTATCCACCCACAGGTTTCACACGACCTTCGTGCAGAAACAGGCGACCTCGGATGGCGCTACCCTCAGGCACAGTCTGCTTCAGAAGCAAGCAAGATTTGGGCTGGAGAAATTGGTGAGTACGAAGGCGCATTCTTCGTAGAGTCACCACGTCTATACAATGCTAAGACTGGCGCAGACCAGACAGCACTAGCAACAACAGCAGTAACAGTTGCAGGAACATCAGCAGGATTTACATTCGGCGTTGCTTCATCATCTGTTATCGCAACTCGTGCAGAAGCAGGAGACAAGATTGCAGGAACAGGTATCGCTTCAGGTGCTAAGATTACTGCTATCTCAACATCAGGTTCAACAACAACAATCACTGTAGATACAGCAAATACTGCTGCAGTTACAGCAACAACAGTTGTTACAGTTACACCAGTAACTCGCGTATTCGATACAATCGTTTGCGGTTCACAGGCAATGGCAGAAGCCGTAGCTGAAGAGCCACACGTAGTTATCGGTAACGTAACTGATAAGTTGATGCGTTTCCGCCCAATGGGTTGGTACGGCGTACTTGGCTTCGCAGTGTACCGTGATGAGGCTCTATACCGCATCACATCAGGTTCATCAATCGCTGCTAACTAGTAGTTAATTGACTCTTGTGGAGAGGGGTAAAACTCTCTCCACTTGGGTGAGTCCACTAAAGGAGAAGCAATGACAGAATATATCTTCGAGACACCAACTGTCGATGAAGGATTTGAAGGAGTTCAGCGACTCTTTACATTCTACAAACTAACACGTGGAATCAGTATCATTAGAGTTAATGGACAGTACCGTCAGGTCCGCTATCCATATGATGGTGACTTAGATACCTATCAAGAAGTTTATCTTGGTGGCAGCAAGTATACTGTAGATGAGGCAACTCGAGAGAACTTAATCAACGGAGACGTTGGAGTGACAACGGATAACTTCACGGCAATATAGGGGACATATGGGACACGAACATGCAAGCAAAGTTCTTGAATGGGCATATAGGTTAGTCGATGGAGATATGATTCCATACGCCGCACTTTATGGGTGCGTCGGATGTGAAGCAACATCATCTGAACCGTTCCCTGACGAGAACAATATCTTTATAGACCACACCAAGTGCGGTCCTGATTGCTTTGGCTGTAAAGCCAGAGGACTTCAGATGAATACTGGCGATGCTAATAGTCAGAGAAATGCTCCACGTAAGCGTTTCGAAAGTGAACTATCTGCATATGCCAATGCGAAGGCACAAGGCATTCAGCCTGGTGGAACTTCGATGGAGAAGATTCGTGAGGCAGAACGTGCCTCCGAAGTATTGAATAAGCCGTACAACGCTGAATCAATGCCAGATGCAAAGCACGTAAACAAATCAACCGCAGCGGTAATGAAAGAGATAGGACAAGTATAATGTCAGCAAAAGGTGAGAAGTACAAGTCAATGGCAGCCATGAAGATGCACGAAAAGGGCGAAGGCAAGAAGGAACGTATGATGGAATACGGACCAAAGAA